CCAACAAAATCATAATTATATGTTGGTGTTATTTTTATAGAATCTGTAGCATATTTTGTGGTAACATCAATAGTTCCCTGGTTATTATATACTAAATTGGTTGGAGAATCTACAGATAATTGTACTGGTTGATAAACAACAACAGTTACACTACCGGTATCTGTTCCACCAACACCAGAAACTCGACCCGTATATATTGTAGTATCTGATGGAGTTACATTTGAATTGCTATTCAAATTTCCATTAGTAAGACCACCAGATAACCAAGTTAAAGTAGGAGTCCAATTTAATCCACCACCATCGCCACTAACAGTCCAAGAAATATTGGCAGTGCTGCCAAGCATCATTTCCGTTTTATTAGTAGAAATACTAAAAATAGGAGGAATGTAAACCGTTAAAGTTTTTGTGACTGACTTATTTGTAATATTATAATAAGTTGCAGACAAAGTACGACTAATAGTATTATTAGGACTATAGTTCAAACTACCAGATGCTCCAACATTACCTTGACCAGTTAAAGTTCTGGATGTAGAATTACTAACTGACCAAGATAATGTAGATGTTTGTCCTCTCTTAATAGCAGTAGGATTGAAATTTAAAGTAACACTTGGCGTTGGATATACACAAGTTCCATTATCAACATCTGCGTTTGGATTATAGTTTGTAGCACGAGAGTCTGTACATCCAGGAACAGGCGGGGGTGGAATATATCCAACCCAATCTATAGCAATACCCCAAGGTCCACCACCACTGTTAATAGATGTAGCACTAAGAGTATATGTACCCGGACCATAGTAATTTGCGGTAGTGACTAAACTTTGTCCCCCAAATCCACCCATTCCCATTTCATAGTTGCCATTAATATAAATCGCCCCACTATCATCCACATTAGCATAGAATCGTTGTCTGCCATAATTTGCAAAAGTAATAGTCCAAGAATATGTTCTATTGATGCCCCCACCAGAACCACCAGGATCCCTGCCCCCAATATTATAAGTGTTCATGAAATTAGACCAATTAGGCTCATAAAATGTGCCGTTAAATCCTTGGTTATTAGGAGATCTACTTGTAAAACTAGAATCTTGGGTCATTTTTAGAACTTAATAATATATTCTACAAGAATAAATGGTGTAACCAACTGATCTAATTTTTCGTCATTACTAACATCAATGTCAACCCTAGCAAGTACTCCAGACATATCAATATCTTTTTGTGGATATGAATAAGTAAAATTACTAGTATATGCTATTGGTTTTTCAACTCTGTGGTCATGAATAGATTCTCTACCAGATTCAAAAGTAAAATCAGTTTGATTACCAGCACCACTATTTGCTAATCTTAGCGCATTATCTTTACCACCTTCTCCACCTACTTGATGACTAGTACTATAGTTTAAATATGTTTGATTTGCCCGATGAAGATGTCCCTGAAAATTTTCAATATTTAATTCAGTTTCAGAAGTATTTCGGTCTAATTTATATCTAGGATTGCCCAACATATTGAGTGTCCCACTGGCAGTAACACGAGCAGATCCTATATAATTCGCGCTAATTTGACTGCCAAAATTACTGATAACTTCAATTTGTGGTCCAACTCTATTTGTTGTAGCAGCATTTAAATCTTCCCTGTCTACAAAATCATTATTATATGCTCCAGTTCCTCTACCACCAATAATTACCTTAGATCCCAAATCAGGCAATTGAAACTGCCCCAAATCATTAATAGAAGGATCAGCGTTTCTAACCTGTGAAATTTCTCTTTTAAATCTACACTGATCTCCAACACCAACGACTCTAGATAATGCCAAAAAATCTTTTGCCAATAAAACAGATCCATCACACTTCAAATACCCCGCTGGAATATTTTCTTTAAATTGGGCAGTAGTGGGGTCGTTAGATGAAGAAATTGCTGGAGTAGTATGCACTAATATACTACCAACACATCCTCCATATTTTGATCTTTCGTATGTGTAATTTGCCATTTTAGTATGCTCGGATGATGTATATACATGTCATAGACGGTTGACTAGTGTTCATACTAATCTGTAGTGCTGCAACATTTGAAGCATTATCTAGATTGGTGGTAGCGGGAATATTGACATCAGCAACCAATGTAGATTGTGGTTTTAAACTATTTTGATCGTATAGAACTGTAATTGGTTCATGATCATGAGCATCAACATTTGCTTGTGCGCCACCACCAGTATCAGTAATAAAACTAGATCCAGGATTACTTAGTAATGTGCCATAGTTTCCAGCAGCTGGCGTATCTTCGTAATAATTAGTAAATCCTGCAGGAATATTAGTATTACCACCACCAGACGCAAAAGGAACCGAATTAGCTCCATTGCCGCCCAAAACAGGATAATCATAATTAATAGCTTGAGCAAGAGAAGTTTGAGTAACTCTTTGTGGTGATAAGTTAATAGGTGGATTTTCACCACTAACTCTCATAACAGTTCTTCCTGGGTCTCCACTACCAAATCCACTAAAATTACCAAAAGATCCCCAGTTGCCCCCTCCAGCTAACTCAACATTACCTTTTTTAAATCCTTCGTGTCCAAGTCGAACAGAGTCAACAACACCATCATCAAATCTACTACCAAAAAATGATGGCGCTTCATCAATAGCAGCATAATTAAATGTTGCCGTTATATTATCATAAGGTACAACACCTAATCCAGGTCTTTGATTTGTTTGTGTTCCAGCACTACCAAGACCACCAGTTACAGTTTCATAAATTCCACTATGACCATGTGCTCTGACGTGAGTATGTCCTAATTTTCTACCACCAATAAATATAGATTTTTCCCCTTCACCATCTATAATATTGTTACCTCTAACATTTCCAGAATATCCAGTTCTCTCATTTAATGTGAAAATTACATCAGTATATACATTATTCCAAGCAGCATTCACTCCATTATCAGTATTTTGTCCAATATATGGAGAAATTAAATTACCAGCATCAGGATCATTATCTCTGTCAGCAGTTAATGATCCAAAATAAGATTGTTCAATGTCCATCAACATTTTACCACCAACTAAATTAGGTAGTGTAAAATTACCAGTATATCCTGGAAATCCTCCTCCTAAATTAGTCGTTCCAGAATTATAAGTATCCCCAATTGCTTGCACAAGTAAAGGATACTCATTTGCTGGTGGTTGAGTTCCATCACAAATAATCCAACCTTTTGGTATATTACTGACAGGTCCAGACCATGGCATGATGGTGCCAATAACGGCACCTTTCATGGTTCTTGTTTCTTGATAGAAAGGCATTTTCTTATACGTCCATTAAGTACCAACCCGCAAGGGATGAAGGCACACCAGGTTGACCACCAGGCGCAGATATTCCAGCATAAACTAATCCAAACGAAGCATTAGGTGTTTGAACAACTAATTCACCACCGCCCCATCCAGCAAACTCAATCGATTGAACACCTGACGTTAGTGACTGTCCAGTATTCGATATTTCACCTTGAACTTTGGTATTGTCATATGCTCTAACAATCATCGTCTGATTATATGTGAGACTACCACTTATATCTATAATACGAACCATATCACCCATTTGAGGATCGGGAGGTAATCTCAAAAGAGTATTACCAGTGCAATTAACAAAGTAATTAACATTAGCGTCTAAAGTCTCTGCAGTATCACCAATATACACCCACTTACGACCACCAGTATCAGTGATATAATTTTCAATTTTGGCAATTTTTAATGATCCGTTATCAGAAACTTGGAAGATGCTATCACCATCCGTATTTGTAATTTCAAACTTAGAATCAAGTGCCGTTCTACCAATCCCTTCCTGGAACTCAAGGTTGATTCCACCATCGATGTCAAGTGATCCACCAAATGTAGATACTCCCGTTCCTAAAGCAGAGAAAGAACCATATACAGCGAAGTCTCCAGAAGAGTTATCAAATGTCAAGCGTGGAGTAGTGCCATCAGTTCCAAAGAAGTTCATGTCACCACCGTTGATCGTTAGATCTCCAGTTGCGGTATCAACTTCTAAAGTTGTTCTAGCAGGAACACCACCAGCACCACCATCAGTAATGGTAAAGAACTGCTGATTTACAATCGTAGAACCATTAATCGTTAGTGTATTTTCTGTAGTTAGAGTTCCGGCAACAGTAGTGTCCCCAGTAACACTATCAATAGTAAACTTACTAAATCCAACACCAACTCCAACATCACCTAGAATGATAGTATCTCCAGTTGTAGATTCTACTCTGAATACATCAACCGCAGGATCTCCACCATCATTAACAATTAGAGATTGTGGTGAAGTTGAAACCAAACTTTCAATAGCAACAAATTCAGACTTCGACAATCGGATAAGATCAGCAGTAGTTAAAGTACCACCAAATTCAGCAATACCAATTCTTACATTGCCAGTTCCATTTCCAATACCGGATAATGGTTCGTCTAGTTGACCATCATTGTTAAGGTCAGAACCAGTAATGTAAGAAGCATTTGATTGCTTATCAAGTTTAGCAAGTAAACAACCATCAGGATGATTGGTGCCGAGATTTGTTCCTTCTTGTCCTCTGCTAACAATTAATCTGTAACCGTTTATATCAGATGGGTTAGCAACGTTAGCGATACCAACAATACGAACAATTTCACTTTGAGATTCATCTCTCAATCCAGTTACGATATTTGCTCCACTACCAACACTATCAGGAGAGAAAGAACTTCCTCTATCAACTAAGATTAAATCTCCAACCTTGAAATCAGTAATAGAAGGAGTGGTAATTGGTAGATAGTAGTTATTACCAACAGAGTTAACTCCATTTACTTGGAACGTAAGGTCTCCACCGCCACCGCCACCTAACTGAGAATCAGTAATGGTGATTGTTTCATCGTTAGCATATCCTTCACCAGGACTTTCAATTGTAATATCAATAGTGAAATCAAATCGAACAAGAACTGTAAAGTTTGCTCCGATACCAGCACCATCAGAAGTGCCCTCAAGGAAGTTATAAGTTCCAGGTGTTCTACTTGTCGATCCGTTATTAACAATGTTGTCAATAGCAGCAATTTGACCCCCAGAAACTAAGAACGTGTTTGATCCCCAAGAAGAAACACCCGCAGTATCAATGTATCGTCCGGTAGTCTGATATTTGTAGAAGTCAATGTTTGGATTATCAACTCCACCAACTTGGTGTCCAACAATATTAGTTCCAAATCTACCTCTTACAACTTCAATAATACCAGCGTTTAAACCACCGTCCAATCTGATATTACCTTCAACGATTGCAGAAGCAAGAACATTCAATGTGTTTCTAATAGTGGTTGTTCCACCAGTAGAACCTAAAGTAAATGTAGTTGCGTTGGTAGCAAGATTAACTGTATTGGTTTGATCTCCATCAAAAAGGTTAGCAACTCTTGTTTGCGTAAACAATCTAGAACTGCTAGTTCCAGCACCATATCCAGTACCAATCTCAAGATTACCAGCAAGTCCAGTGTAGAATGTTTCAATCTTAACGAAAGAAGATGTATCTGCCTGTGTTGCCCATGCTCCACCCAAAGTGATGTTACATGTAGATGCTACATCATTAGCAACAGTAGCAATATCTAATACTGCTGACTGAGTATTTCTAAGAACCTTAAGAGTTCCATTTGTAGCAGACTCACCAATAAGTGTATTAATATTACCAGAGGAATTAGCAATATTAATTGTCTGATTAGAACTAGTGTTATTCAACAGATTAAGAATCTGACCCTCACCAGCCCAATTTAGAATATTAGCATTTTGATTGACGAAGTTGAATGCATTGTTTGTAGTTGTAATATCACCATCATTAACTTCAAGATCACCAGTAATCTCTAGATTCTCGTGAATCCTAGCATCACCAACGACAACAAATGTCTTATCAAGACTCTTGTAAGGATTGATTGTATCGTTAACAGCAGTGTTAATACCGACTCTACCATTATTGGTAGTCATCACTCTGAATGTAGCATTATCACTAGGATTGTCACTATCACCACCAACTAAGAATGCATCGTCAACATTAGTTTCAGTCTTGATAATAGAAGACTCAGTTAAGTAAGAATTAATTTTCTTACCGCTGACGAATGTTGTTCCAACAATGTCTAAGTTAGCTCTTGGTAGGACTTGATCAGAACTAAATGCGTCTAAACAATCATCATGAGCAGATCTAGCAATAGTATTAATACCTAGTTTATAGTCACCAATTACTTCTGTATTCGCACGTAATACTTCACCGCCAACTACTCCATATTCCTTCCAGTTAGAATTAGAGAAGTCAACTGATGGTACTGGCACACCAGGGGCAACATCAGTAACACCACCAGTTCCTCTCCAGGAAAGAGTTGAGATATTAACGTTAGTATAAATCTGGAAGTGTACGTAATTATTTGTAGGACTAAATGCATCACCATTAGGACTAAAGATTGTCCAGGTAGAGTTAAGATTAGAATCAGAATAATTTCTAACTCTAATTTGAGATCCACTTGTAATTCCGATACCAGCATTAGTAACATCTACACCAAACTCATCTTTGAAAGTAAGTTTAACTAGATTTGTGCCATCAAATTCAATACTAAAGATATTGTTAGTGGGAATTTGTGCGAAGTAGTTTGCATAAACCCAACCTAAAGACCCAGTTCTTCCAACTTGCTTTCCTTTTAGAAGAATATCACCAGGTTTAGCAGCAACGCCGCTATAATCCACAAATTGAGAGGAAAGTAATCTACTACCACCAGACGCGATTGTAGCAGAGTTGTTTGGTGTGATATTAGAAGGAACACCAGAAGTGATATGAGTCTGAATTTGATACTTCTGACCCATTCCTCTTGCATTAAATCCAAATACAGCAGCATCAACTCTGTTCTTACTAATTCTAACATCACCAGAATTTGGTGGTTGGAAATTGGTTCTATCTAAAGTCTCATCTTGCTCGTCTAAAGTAACAGGATCTACACTAGATACGTTAGAACGAACAGTGAAAGAATCTCTTACTTCAGTTAGATCGTTATCCTGAACAGAAACGATTAGAGGAGACTGGAATACATTCTGCTGTGAACCATCACCACCAACAACTGTAATGTTCTGGTTGAAAGTTACAGGAGTATCGAATGATGTAACCAGATTACCGATATCCTCGTTATCATCCTCACTATCAGCAAGAACTGCTCTTTCTAAGAATGTCTCTTCACCGGTAATAGCATTAATCTTACGGTTACCAATGTAAAGATCACCGTTAGAGTTTAGACCTGTGTAGAAGACAATACCAGCGTCCTCTTTCTTACTTTGGGCGTAGAAGTCCTCAGTAGGTGATAAGACGATCTCCTGACGCGCAGGGAGACCAGTAGAGTAGTTTCCTGGACCGAATCCAAGATACTCAAACGTATGGTTACCAGCACGAGCAATAGAAGGTCTTCTAAGTTCAACATAGTAACGTTGATCAGAGACTACCGTGCTATCACCAGAAATCGCAATTCTACGATCTTCAGAACCAGAAGTTGCATTACCAGTTTGTGCTTGGAGTTGATTATTTCCAGTAGAATATGTGTTATTTACAAATGCTGGTTGTAATACAAGATCCTGAACTAGTTCTTTTGTTACAGAGTTTTTGTAGTCATTAGTCGTAACAAGACCATGAACATAGTTGTCAGCAGCAGAAATTGTAGCAGGAGGATCAAGCAACTGAGAAGCAAGATTAAGTTCTTGTGTTGATGTGCCTGCTTTCTGGAACCAAAGAGGATCGTTCTTATAGTTAAGAGGATACAAACCACTGACTGGTTGCGAGAAGTTAAACTTCTTGAAGTTTTCAGCAACACCAGCACCAGTTGGGAATGGTGAAATATTACCACGTAAGCAACTTAAGTAATAGATACCGTCTTGCTGACCAGCAATTCTACGCTGTAGAGTTTCATAACTAAAGACATAGAATGTATCTTCGATAATTCCAGCATCTTCAACACTCTCAACATAGTATTCAATACCAGCGTCATCTTGAATGCGATCACCAGGAGTAATAGTATAAACGTTAGCGCCGTTTTGCTTGTAATAATACTGGGGATATTTTTTCGCGATTAGTGTTTTTAGAGGTAGCGATTTTCCAAAATCCTGATCATTAAGCATGTCAGCAAAAACACTACCCTGAGTGAATCTGGTATTAGTGTACTCTGAGTACTCTAATTTTCCGCCGCGAATATTTTTCAGAATTAGGTAATGTAGTCCACCAATTGTGTAATAGGCATGGATATTAGCAAGACCAGAAGAGTTTCCAGTCCATTCAATTTGATTGGCGGTAATGCTAGCAGTTTTATTAACTACAAATGATCCACCCTGAGGTGCATTAATCTGAACCGTAGTAAATGATTCGTTTCGTAGACCAGAGAAGTTGAGTGTATCGATACCATGATCAAATACAGTTAACTCAAGATAGTTAATTGTTGGATCTAACTGATCTTCTACATAACGACCAGACTGGATAGTTGCTTGGATACCAGAAGAGAACTTAGCAAAAGCACGATATTCAATACCTTGTCCTGTTTGATCTTTCGCATATGGATCATATGCGAAATCCGTATTTAATCCAGCAGTACTAAAATCAGAATCAGTAAATCCAATAAATTCAGCAGGTTGAACTGGATTCCTGAAACGAGCACCATATACAGTACCAGCAACAGGTTTTAGAAGAAGTTTTTGTGGTACTAACTTACGTGTGTCATCAGTTCTTGTCTTGATAACAAATCCGTTGATAGGATCTCTTGCGTTCTCAAGATACTTAGGAATAACATAACGTAGTTTATATGTTCTGTCATTTGCTTCACGCTCATCTTCTAGACGAGTGAACCACATATCTGTAGATCTTGGACGATCTGATAGATCTTGCTGCTTAATTCTCCAGAAAATATTTTCGTCTCTAATTGCCTGATCAATAGTAGATGATCCTTCATCCTTACAGTTAACGAACCACTTACCGGTAGTGACAAGACCATTACCAAATCCAGGATCATATTTTACAGGACTTCTGCGCTTGTTCGAGAAGATTCTAAATCCAGCACTCTGACCTGATGTAAATGTAATTGGGAATACATTATTAATAGCATCAGCATGAGTCTTGTGAATCGTAAAGACTCGATCATTCTGATAGCGAGCAAAGAATGACTTGTTGGGATTAATCTTACCAAAGTTAGCATCTGATACATCAGTTACTGCTACGTCGCTATCATTAGCATACGTTGTAGAAACATCTGGAAGAACTTCTCCATCAAATGCTCTAATGAATACCTCATGTGGTGTTACAGAAGAGAATGGAACGTCAAAGATATGCGATACTTCAGTTTCAATACCAGCGTTAACAGTATTAGTTAACTTAGCCTTGTATGTGTGTAGGTCATACTTCTCGTCAAGGACGAACTGATAGATATCAATTTCAACATTAGCATCGATAGACTCAGATTCAGAAGCATAGATGTAAATACCTGTTGCAGCATTCTCTCTAGAAGTTGCTAGCATCAGTTTAGTCTGATCACTACCGTTAAAGAATGTAGTGGTAGAATAATCTTCTGGTGATGTTCTTCTGCCAGGAGCAATTACATAGTAAGTTTTGTTAGTCTCAAAACCATTAGGTAGTCTGACGAGACGCTTATCTACTTCAACATATTTACCAGAAGCAACGTCAAAACGTGGACGTGGGACTAATCTAACTGGTGTTCCAGTTTCAAAGTTATGTGGATTAGAAGCACCAACACCAGAAGTATTGATTGTAAATACCGTTGCTCTAGACGCAAAGAGTGAAACACTAGCAGTTTGCTCTTCTCTGTCAACTGATCCCACACCACTGTTAATAACAGTAGTAATGTTACCAATCAAAGTGGTGATAGCATCAGCAGTT